AGCCCTCGCCGTAACCGATCGCCTCAAAGCCCCTGTAGATGTTGAGCCTGCCCTTTTCCTGCCTCTCCTCATTCCAAGTGGTGGAGTATGGCGACGAAGAATAGGCACGCCCTTTTGCAAGCAACGCCGCATCGCCGCCTGCATGTGCTTCTTAGCCAAATGTTTTGGCAAAGCCTTGTAGCGGCTCATTAGGGCTTTTATTTGCTTGTCGATGTCGTACGCCGTTGGATCAAAAGACGACGTATTGAACGATAATGCAATCATGTCACTTTCTCCTCGCAGGCCAGCTCGTGCTCTTCCCGGCGGCCGTGCTCGACCACCGACGAGATGTAGAGGATCCGGTTCGACCTTGAGCTCCACCGCAAACGCATCTTGCCCGTCAGCCCCGGCATGAACCGCATACGGATGGTGTGGGTGGCGTTGCCTGTTGTTTGCTTGCGGATCTCCTGCTCGGAGTAGCTGACGGCCCTGATCGAGGCCCACCGCTTGCCAAACTCAGACCACGTCAGCGTTGTCTCGCCCAAAGCGTTCCGGGTCTCGGTGGGGGCCTCGACCACCACCATTTCGGTGAGGATGCCGGCTGGGAGCATCAGTACAGCCCCGTGGTGGATTCTGCGGCCAGGAGCATGTCAACGCCCATCGGTAGCTCGACGGCATTCATGCCGGTTGTGAGCACCGCTTCGCGGTTTGCCCAGAGGTGGCCGATCATCAGCATGATGGCCGACTTGAGCGTCGGTGGCACGGTGGCCGGCGTGGCCTGTCCGGCCCAGTAGGTGACGACGATTTGAGAGTTGTTGCCGGGGTCGGTCAGACGGATACGGTTGGGCCGCGAGTCGGCGTCGACCGTGTACGTGGCTGGGTTCAGCGTCACGCCGCCGGCGGTCACAACCACGGGGTGCGTGCCGTCAACCAGGAGCGGCCCGCAGGCGAGCTCAAGCGTGTCGCTCCAACCCCACCAGTTGCTCTCGTGTCGGTTTGAAAGCAGGTCGAGCGGGTCCGCAAACGTCGCTTTGAACTGCGTGGCCATCAGCGTAATGCCAAGCCGACGCTCGACAAGCCGCCTGCCGGTGGCCACCAGGGCCATGACCAGGGCGTCGTCGTCGTTGAAGTCTGGCAGGATCCGCAGCTGGGCCTTTGCTTCGGTCAGGCTCACCGGCTCGATCTTCGGCTGCGTGATCGGCACAGTGGAAACCGGATGCCGCGGAGAAGGCACCCCGTAGGCCATCTGGACCGGGTAGAGGTACGGGTATGGCATCTGGGCCTCCTAGCGTCGATCGGCCGTTCTGACGTTCACGTGGGCCGCCACGGCGGCTTCCCGCCGTTCCGTTGGCAGCAGGTCGCCCTGAGTCTCTGCCGTCGCTATTCCCGACTTCACCAGCTGCTCGGCCATCCTGGCTGACACTTCGACCACCTCGCCGCGTCGGTAGCTTCTGTACTGCTGGAGGAGTCTGATTTTCATATGGTCACTACATGGCACGGGCCGGGCCGCGAGGAGAACGGCCCGGCCCGCGGGGAGCGTGGTCTCTGGTCAGTTTCAGACGGTGGCCTTGACGAGCGAGGCACCGAACTCTGGAGCGTGGTTCAGGATGCCGAACCGCTGGATGCCGACGAACAGCGTGGCGTTCTTCCTGATCAGCAGCTCGCGGGCTGCGGTGATCTGGAGGCCGGCAGGTTTCATGGCGATCGCCGTGGTGAAGTTGAAGTCACCGTAGATGGCGTAGACGTTCGCGGGCATGTTGTATGCCTTGCGGACGGTCGAGCCCCACAGCTGGGCCGTGGTGGCGTTGACAATGTTGGCGTTCAGCAGCGTGGCCGAGACCTTCATCACCTCCGCCCAGCCCGCCGCACCCACAACCCAGCTGGGGTTGATCGCGTACGGGTCGATCTTGCCGACGATGTCGGCAAAATTCTTCACCGTCGTGTCGGCGGTCTTGGCGACCGTCACCACGTTGGAACCGGAGTTGTAGTCGGTGATCCCGGCGTGGAGGCCGCCGATGGTCACGCCGCCCGATGAGTAGCCCTGGAGCCATGCCTTGTCGATGCTCTTGGCGTAGCCGTAGGCCAGACGGCTGGCAACCAGGCCGGCGACGTCCACCGGGCTGTCTTCGATCAGCGTGTTGCTGACCGCGACACTGGTCCGCCAGTCGAGCACGTTGCAGGTTGCCCCGCTGGTGCTGATGTCGGTGTCGCTGGTGTCGGTGTTCTCGGAGACCGGGGTGGCAACAATTTCGCCAACCTTGGGGAACGTGATCCGATTGGACTGCGTCTCGAACGTCGAGGCGACCTGGAACGCCACCGATTGGTACTTGAGGATATTTATCACCGCGTTGTAGAGCTGGGTGACGACGTACTCGGAGCCCTTTGCGTCGTACGTGCTCGAGGTCTCGCCCATCGCACGGGTCTCGCCTCGCATCAGGCCGCGGAGGGCAACGCCCACATCTCGGGCCTCCTTCCGCGAGCCGAAACCGTAGACGGCGGCCGCTTCGGCCCGGTCCACGGTCGGCGCTTCCTTGGCGACCAGGGCGTCGCGGTGTTCGCAGGCGTCGGTCACGGTCGACCGCAGGCTCCGCAGCCGGGCGTCGAGGGCCGACTCGCGGGCGAGCTCCGGCTCGATCTGCTCGGCACGCTTGGCGGCCTCGTCGATCCGCTCCGCAATCGTCGCAGCCTCGGCGTCGTCCTTGGGCGCGACTGCCCGGAGCTCTTCGATCTGGCTGGCGAGCTTGGCGGCTTCATCCTGGAGCTGGCGGCGCTTGAGCGACATTGCGAAATCCTTTCGAGTGGTGAACGGTGACGCAATTACTTTCCTGCGGAATCCGATTTCGTTGAAGCTGGTTGCTCGGGTTCGTACTTTGAAAGTACGTCGGGAGTCATCGCCGCATACGCGTATGCCACCGCCGCGGCTGCCCGCGGTGGCTCCTGATCAATCGCAGCCGGATCGGCGGACCAGCTCGTTAACAGCGAGAGCAGATAGCCCCACATGGATCACCGTCCTTTCCAAAACTTATCAGCTATGCCGCCAACCGCGCACGTCGTGGCGGCCATAATCGCAAAGGTCAAAATCAGCTGCCCGCCCGTATTGCTGTCAACAAATCCCCACACCCCGGCTAGGCCAAGAACGGCACTGGCAATGGTAAGACATACAAGAATCATGCCGGTTGTCTGATTCAGTTTTTGAGAGCCCCACATCTATCACCAGCCTTTCCCGTGATCGAGCACGCGGTTGCCATCCTTGTCGAACGCCTGAGCGTGATAGACCAGGTTCTCGGTGGGCTGCGGCTGTGGCTCGGCGGCCCACATCACCCACAGGCCAACGCGGGCAAGCCGCTGGATGAACCGCAAAACCGGCCTCTCGGGCTGGGGCTTGATCGGGCTGTACTCGCTCGTGGCTGCGCACCACGTCACGGCCACGGCCACCAACACGGCAATCGAGATCTTTCGCAGATCGGAGTTGGTCATTTGTCATCCTGCCAGATCGAGTAGATGAACAGAACCACACAGGCCCCAGCCACGGAGCCAACAAAGCCGGCTGGGTGGCCGCCAAAGGGGATGCCGCCCACGAATGAGCCGATCACGCCGAGCACGATGGTCGGCACCCAGCCGGCAGGACATTTTCCGGGCAGCAGCCACTTGGCCACGCCGCCGGCAATCGCACCAAAGACGAGCAAAAGAATTAGGTTCATTTGGCCATCCAGTTTCCGTTGTGAAGGTCTCTGTATCGGAAGCCGCCGACGGAGCCGATTGCGAAGCTGTCGCCCTGGGCGATGATGCTGGTGGCGTCGGCCTTCGAGATCCAGAACGAGCCGTCAGGCTGGTCGGCCGGCCATTTGGGACCGCCCACCCACCTGTCGTTCCAGCTGTTCAAAATCAATACGCCATCGCGGCCGCTTGTTGCTGCGTGGCGACAGGCAATGGCAACCATGCAGTGGTTCCAAGTTCCGCCCCTTGGCAAGAACCCGTCTTTGTCTCGGACGTTGGTGGCAGCAAACCCAACGTTTGAGCAGACAGGCACGGGATAGCCCGATTCAATGCTGGCCACCAGCGAGTCGTAGTCGTTGATCTGGGCCACGGCCGTGGCTGTGTGCTGGTGGGCCAGTCGGGCGAGCTCGAGCGGCACGCCGCTGTTGCCCCACTCGCGCGAGAGCGGGATCGAATACTGCGACAGGTCAATCGCCCCGTACTTCTCCCGGTAGAGGATCCCGCCGACTGTCGGGTCTTTGCAGCGACCAGCCACCCACCGAGCAGCCGCACCGCCATACGAGCCATCGGAGTAGCCTGCAAACGTCACCGGAGGCAGTCTGCCGGCCGTCCGCGATCCGCCGTAGATCGACTCGGTGGCCGGCATTTTGGGCGGCGCCGGTAGCTCGCCAGACGCCCACGAGACCGATTGGCCAATCCAGCTTCCCATGCCCCAACCAAAGCTGACACAGGAACCGTGGTTGCCTTGGTTCCACGGCGCGAACGGCTTGCCGTACACAGCTCGGCTGGCCTTGTCGGCGGCACGATAGAGGAACGTGTCGACGCCCTTGGCTTTCTCGACGGCCTCGGCCCCGGCTTGGCGGAAGTTTGGCTGGTCAAGCTCGGAGAGGAACTGCTTTGTGCCGACCGGATCTGGCACGTAGCCGTAGTTGGTGTTGCCAGTCACCACACGCTCGGCATGGACCAGCGCCCTCGTGGCCATCCACGCGGCCACGGCAACGAGCACGCCGCCAAGAATGGCTCGCCAGCTCATCGGGTCATAGATCAGCAGGTCGCCGTTTTCATCGCGCGGCATCGGTGGCAGCCCTCCCCACGTCCCGGAACGCAGACACCCACGCCATACGCTGCTCCGCCGTCAGCGGCCCGCCTGACGTGCCGGCCGCCTGGTCCAAGTACGCTTTGACGGCATCCCGTGCGTGGGGCTGCCGCGCACCAAGCGACACGCCGCGGAGCCGGGCCTCGCGGGCCGCCAGGCGGAGATCCTCGATTGCCGCCCCGGTCTTAATCCGTGGCTCTGCCTGGCCGGCGTCGTACTCGAGCACGTTGGCGAGCTCGTCGCACAGAGCGCCCAACATGGCAGCGTCTTGGCTCGCCGTGGGGCCGATGAACTTGCCGCGAAGCGTGAACAGGAGCGGGGCAGGGGGGGCCGGTGGCATTGGCTGCTGGTCCTGGCCAAAGTGCTCCAGCCCAACCGCCACAACGCAGCCGGCGGCCATCGCCGCGGCCAGCATGTAGCGTGGCTCAATGCCCTTGGCGTTGGCCCGCAGCTTGGCAAACTCGGCCACGAGCTGCGGCCAGAAGCAGACAACGGCCGCAGCCGCGAGGATGATCATGTACGTCATGCCTGTGCCATCCTGACAAGAGGGAGAAGGGCCTCGACGGCACCGCCGGCCGCGAGGAGAACCAGATTGCGAACGGCCGGGCGAATGGCCCACCAGATCGGCAGGAACGTCTTGGGGACCGCCAGGATGGCCACAGCGTCAAACAGGTCGGCCACGGCCTGGACGCACCAAGCCTTCTTGTCTGAGTTGTCGGCCGGCAGCGAATCCGCAGTGGCGATGACAATCCGCAGAAGCGAGATCGATAGCTCGGAGAACTCCGCCACCGTCAGACCGTTTGACGCAGCCGCGATAGCAGCGCCGACAAACGCTTGGACCCTCTGCTCGAGGTCGTAGAGATTGTTGGCAATCGTGTTTGGTTGGCTGCTGATCATTTGCGCCTCGGCTTTGCCCAGATCTCTGCCAGTGGCACTTCTCGTTTCCGACGCTCTTGGCATTGTGTGCAGACCACGTACTGGAGTTGCACGTCGCCACACCGACGGCTTGAATCGACACGCATCCTCTCGCCGCAGGCGCGGCACTTAGCCGGCGACATGCCGCAGCCTCGCAATGGCAAGCGCCCCGAGAGCACGCGACGCTGCGAGCTTGGTATTGGC